GTGATCGTGATGTGCCAACAGATGTTGCTGGCGGAAAATATTAGCATGGACGATGTCAATGCCATGGCGGGGCTGAAGCTGGTACGGGCGCTGGGGGCAGGCGATGAACATTGACATTCTTTTGGTTATAGGTATGCTGATCGGATTCTGGTCAGCTGTGATTTTTGTTGTTAGGTGGTGGTTATAACGAACGTCAAAAAATCTGACATTGCACAAGTAAAACACCGTTTGCGTGCGGTATGGTACTGCCAGCGACGCATTGACCGCAACAATGAACGGCTTCGGCGTCTGAGGGCCAAAGCGGAAAAGGTGACCACATCTTTTTCGGATACTCCCGGTGGGGGTGGGGTAAGCGACCGTGTTGGTGACATGACCGCCCTGATCGTGGACATGCAGAACGCAATACTGGAAGACAGCAAGCAGATGTGGCAGACCATCAAAGACACGGAAATCCTAATAGACTCCTTAGATGACTACCAGGAACGGCTTGTGCTCCAGCTGCGTTACTGCGATTGCAGGCCATGGTTAGATATTGCCCTTAGCCTTAACTTCGATGTCAGAACCATTTATCGTATACATGGACGCGCGCTCGTAAATCTTGTCACGAAATGTCAGTTATTTTTATGATATTATATAAGCTGAAAGAATGGCTTGAACCCTCCTTTCCATATAGAGCGCCAGTAACCTACGCTGGCGCTTCTTCTTTTGGTGATGACATGAAACTAATATCATGCGCACGTTGCGGACGCATCCACCCATGGGGCCAGTGCCCTGTCCCTAAGCCTGTCAGGCGTAGCGGAGAAAAGACTGCCATCCAGAAATGGCGCAGCTCAGCACAATGGCAACACAAGGCTGCACAGATACTGGAACGTGATGCACACCTATGCAAGATGTGTTTAGCTGATGGCACCATTACCTCTACAGGCCTATCTGTTCACCATATCATACCAATTGCGCAGGCGGAAGACAGGCGGCTGGAGGATGGCAACCTGATCACACTGTGCAGGAGGCACCACGACATGGTCGAAGGTGATGAGCGCTACGTGGCGGTACTGCACCGGCTCGCAAGTATCCCCCCGGGAAAACTCCTCCAAAATGGGCCCGGGACCGTAGACCGTACTGCTCCCCTCAAAAAACAAACTTTTTTATAAATGGAGTTACAGATATGTTCACTAAAACAGAGATTTTGGAAAAACTTAACACTTTAGAAGCTGCGGCTGACCCTGGGTTAAGTTTTGCCGGCATAATCTCTGCGGTGAATCAGCTCAGCGGTTCCAGCGTATCGGCTGCGATGGAAAAGGCGATTGTCGGGGAAGTGCATCTGCTGGTGAGAGTGGGTATCACGTATGTGGATGGCAGCCATCGTTCGATTAGCGGACAGCCGCCGACCGGGTATGATGATTTTAGCGCGCTATTTAATGCTGCGACGGGGAATGAGATCATGGCGGTTACCGTGGAAGGGTTTAATGCCGCCACGTACACGCAAACGGATCCGCAGACCCAACAGCAGACGGTACGCAATACATACCTGGATGCATGGACTGCTTCCTATAGTGCCACGGCAAGCAGTGTGGTGGCAAATCTCACTGCATTGGGTGCCTGGTGTAATGGTCAGGGAATGGGTAGCAGTATTCAGACACTGCTGCAGCCGAAAGAGATTAAAAGCGTTCCGGATCGGGTGGAGATGTCTCAGGTAATTTACATTGACCGGAAGGCGGAGGATGTTATCCTGGCATATGAGTTAGATGTTATGATTCCGGAGGTGGTGAGCTGATGGCCAGACCGACTACTTCCGCAAAATTGGTAAAGGGCGCAATGACCAAAGCGCGCCGGAACAAACGCCTGGAGATTGAAGAGAGTCTGAAGGGTGGGAAATTTGACGGTACCGTGCCGAAAAGCTTCACGGTGGAAGAGGCAAAGGCGTATAAGTGGCTGTGCTCCGTACTGGCTCCGGCAGATATCCTTGGGGAACCTGACAGGGAGACAGTGGAGCAGGCCGCTATTACAATAGCAAGGCTGCACCAGATTGATGACCTGATCCGGCAGCGGCCAGATCTGCTGACTGATAAGGACGTTAACACGGTACGCAAAACGTATGTTGACCAGTATATACGGTACTGTAAGGAGCTTTGCCTGAGTCCGGGAGCACGTAGTAAGATAGGATCGCTGATGGCGAACTCCAAAAAAGCGGATGATCCCCTGATCAAGGTACTGAATGCTTAGAAATCCCGCATATCAGTATGCAAAGGATGTTGTTTCCGGTAAAATCAATGCTCCCAAATATGTTAAACTTCAGTGCCGTGAGTTCCTGAGCATTGCTGATGACAAAATAAAAAAATATGTGATTGACACTGACCGAGTGGACAAAATTGAACGTCTGCTGGGTCTTTTTGTTATGCCGAAGGGGCTGAGTGCAGGGCAGACAGTAAAAAGCGCACTGTCCGGCTTCCAATGGCTTTTATTGGTGGCTGTTCTTTGTACCGTCCATAGGGAGAGCCCGGCTAAACGCCGGTATGAGCGGGCGATTTTTGAGATCTCACGCAAAAACGGCAAAACCTTCCTGGTGGCCGTCACCTTCTTGTTGCTCTTCTTTTTGGAACCGAAGCTCTCCAAGTTCTACAGCGTAGCCCCTGATGGTGCTTTGAGTAGGGAAGTAAAGACGGCCATCCAGGAAATTATAAAAGTGAGTCCCGCGCTGTCCGGTGAATACGGAGGGAAACTCAAATTCAAGGTATTGCGGGATTCCATTAAATGTAATCTCACAGAGTCAGAATACTTTCCGCTGAACTACAGCACCAGCAGGCTGGATGGCAAGCTTCCAAACGTATTCCTGGTAGATGAAGCGGGTGCGCTGCCGAATCCATATGCCATTGAGGCTATGGCCTCCGGTCAGCTGACCATATTGAATAAGCTTGGGTTCGTAATTTCAACAAAATATCCCACCATCCAAAATCCGTTTGAGGATGAGGTCACATATGCCAAGCAGGTGCTGGATGGCGTGGTAGATGATGACACACTGTTTGCATTGCTGTATGAACCTGACAACAAGACCGACTGGGCAACGGATGACGGAATACTGGAACAGGCGAACCCATTAGCGCTGGATGTGCCGGAAATCATGGAAGACTTGCACAAAAAGCGGAATCAGGCCATTGAGGTGGAATCCAAGCGGGAAAACTTCATTACCAAGCACTGTAATATTATCTATCAGGGTATTGGCACAGAAACTTACATTGCTGTTGCTGATTTGCAGGCCTGCCGGAGTGATGAACCTATCAACTGGAATGGCAGGGAAGTGTATCTGGGCGTTGACTTATCAATGTCTAATGATAACTGTGCCGTTGCCATGGTTGCATATGATGAGGCCTCCGAAAAAGTGCTGTTCAAGACAATGGCATTTGTCCCGGAAGGCCGCATTGATGAGAAGAATCGGCTGGAAAAAATTAACTACTATGATTTTGTGAAAGCTGGCACCTGTGTTGCTTGTGGTGACAGAACGGTAGATTATTCCGTCATTGAGAAGTATGTTTTGGATCTGGAACAGACCCTTGGTGTTAAGATCCATTCCATTGGTTATGACCGATACAATGCCATCAGTTCCGCCCAAAAATGGGAAGAAGCTGGCTATGTAACGGTGGAAATTAAACAGCACAGCTCCGTGTTGCATCCGGCCACCAAGTGGCTGAGCGAACTTGTCGAAAACGGGCAGGTCGTTTACAACCCGGACAAGCTGTTAGAGATAAATTTTGATAATGCCCGCTGCCAATATGATACGAACCTTAACCGGTACGTTAACAAAAAGAAAAGTACCGGCAAGGTGGATGAAGTGGTGGCACTTATCAATGCATTATATCTGTGCCAGCAGAATGTTGTGCTGAATCAGTACATGGACTGGGTTGTGCAGTTCTAAGGGGGATTAAGATGTTTGAATGGTTGTTTAAGAAGAAAAAAGAGGACCGGGGCATGATGGACGCGGATAACTTCAGCGAATATCTGCGCGGGAATGCTCTTGGTGAATATCACATTACCAAGCAGGAAGCATTAAACATTCCTGCTGTGGCGGCTGCGGTGGAATTCGTGGCGGGAACCATTTCCACATTGCCTGTTCGGCTGTTTAAGATTAAAGACGGTACCACTGAACAGGTGGAGGATGATTACCGTTGTGACCTGCTGAACAAGGAAACCGGTGACATTTTGGATGCTGTGCAGTTCAAAAAGGCGTTCGTTACCGATTATCTGCTGGAAGGCGCTGGCTATGCATATGTGGACAGGGTCGGAAATCAGATTGACGGCCTGTATTTTGTTGAAAATACTGCAGTGTCGCCGTGTAAAAACATGGATCCAATTCACAAGCAGGTAGAATTCCTGATTAACGGTAACACCTACAAAGATTTTGAAATCCTGCGCGCCACACGGATGAGCGCTGACGGTGTATCCGGTATCGGCCTGCTGGATCAGAATCCTGTACTGTTTTATGCCATGTATAATGCGCTGAAGTATGAAAATTCCAGCACTAACAGCGGAATGCGTAAGGGCTTTCTGAAATCTAAGTACAAACTCGGCCAGGAACAGCTGGATAAGCTGAAAGATGCCTGGCGAAAACTCACCACTAACAACAATAGTAATGATGTTATGGTGCTGAATGAGGGATTAGATTTTGAAAGTGCTAACAATACGGCGACGGAAACCCAGCTGAACGAGAACAAACGTGCCAACAGTGCGCTGGTCAACTCCATGCTGGGCCTGTCCAGTGATTTATTCAGTACTCCAACGCACGAAACATACCTGACTTCTGTCAAAATTGGTGTGTTGCCTGTTTTGGCAGCAATGGAGAACGCATTCAATAAATTCCTGTTACTTGAAAAAGAAAAAGGCAATCTTTTCTTCCTGTTTGATACCTCCAGCATCCTAAAAATGACCATGCTGGAGCGGTACCAAGGATACGAAATTGCTGTTAAAAATGGTTGGTTACAGGTGGATGAGATCCGGAAGATGGAAAACATGCCGCCGTTAGGGTTGGATTTTGTGAAGCTTGGGCTGGGGGATGTACTTTATGATCCTGAGCAGAAACAAATTTACACTCTTAATACCAATGCCGCATACAAGCTTGGCGAACAGCCGCAGCTGGGTGGCAATCTTCAGGGAAAGGAGGGAACTTGATGCAGATTGAGATTCGTGCTGACAACACGGCGCTCATCACCGGCTATGTGAATGTTGCAGGCCGTGAATCCAGAGTGTTGCGTGATGCCAGTGGGCCTTTTGTTGAGGTTGTGAAACCCGGCACATTTACAAAAGCCCTGGGAAAGAATCCGGTTGGCCTGATGTTTAATCACGTTCGGTCTCTCGGATCCACGGAAGATGTCCTGGAACTAAAGGAAGATAACATTGGTTTATATGCCAGAGCGCTGGTTCATGATGCAGATATTGTGAGTAAAGCGAAGGCTGGCGAATTAAGCGGATGGAGCTTCGGCTTCTTTATGAACGAGGACGAATGGAAGACCAGGGAAGACGGTATGCGTGTGCGCACCTTGGATGACATTGACCTTGCGGAAGTCAGTATCTTGGATGTAACTCCGGCCTATATCGCTACCAGCATTGAGATGCGTGGCGAACAGGAATCCCTGAAGGAATTCCGTAACATTGGGGAGACGGTGACAGTGACCGTGGAGCAACGAGCTGAGCCGGAGCCTGAACCGGAACCGCAGGAAAGCAAAGTCGATATGGCTGACCTCAAACGTCAGCTTGAATTTATTAAACTTAAGTAAAAAAAGGAGAAAAATCGCAATGGCAAATTTTAAAGCTCTTGTAGAAAAACGCAACGACATCGTAGATCAGATGTCCAAACTGTTCAGCGCTGCAGAAGAAGAAAAACGCGCTCTGACCTCTGAAGAAGTAGAAAAATTCGAAGGCATGAAAGCAGAGATTGCTTCCATTGATGCCACCATGAAAGCAGAAGAGGAAGCTCGTGCATTCCAGGCTGGCAAAGTAGAACCGAAAAAAGATGATGCTGAAGAAGCTGAAATCCGTGCATTTGAAAAATTCCTGCGTGGCGCATCCCGGGAAGAACTGCGTGCCAACATGGTAGACGGTTCCTCCGGCGTGGTTCTGCCGAAGAGCATTTCCAGCAAAATCCTGGATACCCTGAAAAACATCAGCCCGGTACTGCGCCTTGCTGACGTTTACATGGTAAAAGGTGACTTAGTATTCCCGAAATATGACGAGACCAATGGCTCCGTTGCTATGGCTTATGCTCCTGAATTCACAGACCTGACTGAGAACTCCGGCGCATTCACCACTGTGTCCTTGGGCCGTAACCTGGCAGGTTGCCTGGTTAAGATTTCCCGCAGCTTGATTAATAACGCTGACTTTGATGTTGTAGCTTATGCCATCAACAAAGTTGCTGAAGCTGTTGCCAAATTCATGGAAGGTGAATTACTGAATGGTACCGGCGCTACTGGTCATATGACCGGCGTTACCGTTGGTGCTACCAATGTAACCGCTGCTGCAGCTGCTGCTATCGCTCCGGAAGACCTGGTTAATGTTGTTATGGCTGTACATCAGCAGTTCCGTGACAGCGAGAAGGCTTGCTGGATCATGAACACCAGCACCCTGACCGCCATCCGCAAACTGAAAGACACCAACCAGCATTTCTTCATGGAACCGGATCTGGCTGCTGGCTTTGGTTACACCTTGCTGGGCCATCACGTATACGAATCCGATGCTATGCCTGCGATTGCTACCGGCAAAAAGGTTCTGGCATTTGGTGATTTCTCCGGCCTGGCTGTTCGGATCACTCCGGAAATTCAGATGCAGGTGCTGAATGAAAAATATGCTACCCAGCATGCAACCGGCATTACCGCTTGGATTGAAGCTGACTCCAAGGTTGTTGAACCTCAGAAACTGGCCGTCCTGACCATGGCTTAATGAGGTGGTATCATGGCTAAATACGAAGCACTCTGCAGCTTCGCGACCATTGACAAGGCCGCCAGCAAAGGGGAATTTGTTGAGCTGGACGATGTGACAGCAAAAGACCTGCTGCGGGCGGGCTACGTTAAGGCCGTGGCTGAAGTACCTGAAAAGAAGACGCCTGTTAAACGTAAGACTGTAAAGAAGGGGTGATTGCCATGATGGTTAGTGAGCTGACCGTGGATGATGTAAAGAATTATCTGCGTGTTGACACTGATACTGACAATTCCCTGATTACCGTCATTCTATCCGCTGCAAAACGCTTTTGCGCCCAGTACACCGGCCTGACATTGGAAGACCTGGATGACCACGAAGATATGCCGCTGGCCGTGCTGGCTGTTGCTGCCGATATGTACGAAGTACGTCAGTTGACACTGAACGGCACGCAGTTGAACCCGACCACGGCGCAGATCCTCGGAACCTATAGCACCAACCTGCTACCGTCTGAAGGTGATACCAATGCTTAGGAGAACAAACCGACTTGCAACCGAGCTGAATAAACGCGTGGAAATATACCACGGTGTCCGGTCACAGACCAAGGATGCGCTGGGACAGTATCCCATTGTTGATACGCTGTACACGGAAACGTATGCGGCTATCATTCCGCAGACCGGCAGTCTGTTGACCGGCAGGGCGGCAGATACCACACTGAGCCGTACCACTCATAAAATCAAGCTGAGATACCGCAATGATATCACTCCTGATATGTGGGTGGTGGCGGACGGTGTAAGATATGATATCTTATATATTCTGGATCCGAATCTGGATCACGAACGGCTGGAGCTGTTCTGTGAGGTGAAGGTATGAGTGCAGAGACGATATTCGATTATCATGAGCTTACCGAGTTTCAGAAGGATGTTATAAAGTCTGCCAATGATCGGTTCCCGAAGCAGGCCAGGAATTATATGCAGCGTGTTGGTAATGCTTTTGCTAAGGAAGTAAAAGCCGGATACGATGCAAAAACCAAAAAGAAGACGGGAAACCTGAGGCGTGGCGTGAAGCGTACAAAATCGTTTAAGTACAATGGCAACGAATGGCAGGTTCGTGTTTATAACAAAGCACCACATGCACATCTGCTGGAATATGGGCACCGGTTCCGGACAATAAAGCGGCGCGGATGGAAATATACCGGGCAGTATGTCAAAGGCCGTCATGTTGTCGGAGCTGCAGCCGAGGCATTTCCTGAGACTTTTAATCGGATGTGCGAGGAATTTGTGGATAAGTTTTTACAGGAGGGAGGCTTCTAATTGTACACCATCATCAATGTAATCAGGGCACTCAGTACTCTTATAGAAGCCAACTTCCCTGATTATCCGGTCAATGACCGGGATATTGAAGAGGGGTTCGACAGGCCCAGTTACTTTATCGACATTGAAAACACCGTAGCGGAGAATGTAACGCAGTATCTGATCCGTGAGCGTTGCGACCTGAAGCTATATTTTTTTGCAGAAAACAACTATCACGGATTCCTGGCATTGTTGCAGATGCGTGGACAGCTGCTGGACTTGCTCCGGAGGCCGTTACCCATTACCAATGACGAGGATAAAGTTGTTGGTCATATCCTGTTTACGGATGTGGCAGCGGAAGTTTATAAGGCTGATAAAGCGCTGGAATGTACCCTGTCCAGTGAATGGGTACAGCGGAGGCCGGAAGAAGAGACCTCCGGCTGGAACCAGGAACTGATTCAGAACCTGAATATGGATTTAAACAAATTAAACGAGGAGGATGAATAAATGCCTATTGGACAGCCCACTATTGATATTGAATTCATCCAGAAGGCCGTGACTGCCATTACCCGTTCTGAACGTGGTGTGGCGTGCGTGGTAGTATATGATGATACCCAGTCAACTGCCGGGTATTACGTATATAAATACGCTACCGATGTGCCGGATGACAGATACAATGCGGAGAACCTGGCGGCCATCAAACGCTGCTGGCTGTGTTCTGTCAATAAGGTTATTGTGGTCAATGTTCCGACCGAAGCGGAATTCAGCGCAGTAACCGCAATTCTGGAAACCATTAAATATAACTACGTGTGCGTAGTAAATGATTCCGTTCAGCAGGATCTGGTAACCTACCTGATCACCAAAAACGCAAATAGCCCTGGTAAAAAATATATTGGTGTTGTATATAGTGCCACTACGGCAGATAGTAAATACATCATCAATGTTAAGAATGCCAGCGTGCATGACATTGACACCGATGCGGATGTGGATATGGTGCATTACCTGCCGCGTATCACTTCTGTCCTTGCTAATCTGCCGCTGAACCGCTCTATCACCTATTATGAACTGGAGGATATTTCCAGCGTAGATATGAGCTTCGTAACGACAACCGATACCATCGACAGTTTCATTAATCAGGGCTACCTGTGCCTGTGGATGGACGAGGATGTTGTTAAAGTTGGTCGCGGTGTAAACAGCCTGACCACCTTTACCGCAACCGATACCGAAGACATGCGCAAGATCGTTATTGTGGAAGCCATGAACCTGATTATCGAGGATATTTACAACACCTTCAAGGACTACTATGTTGGCAAATATAAAAACTCCTATGATAATCAGTGCCTGTTCATTTCCGCAGTTAACACTTACTTCCGTCAGCTGGCCCGTGAAGAGATCCTTGATCCGTCCTTCGATAATGTATCCTTTGTGGACGTTGAACTGCAGCGGGATGCATGGCTGGGCATTGGCAAGACTGAAGCAGCTGATTGGACGGAAGCCCAGGTCAAAGAAATGACGTTTAAATCTTGGATTTACCTGGCTGGCAACATCAAGATTCTGGACGCTATCGAAGACCTGAAGTTCCGGATCGCAATGGCATAAGGAGGTGGACTGAATGGCTGAAGTGGTAAATAAAATTATCCGTGGTACTTTCGGTCGCCTGTGGATTGATGGCGAATTGCTCGCAAACATCAAATCCTTTGAAGCCAAAGCGACCATGAAATACGAAACCGTGGAAATTAATGGCGAGTTTTGTGAACAGCAGCGTTATATCGGTTATTCCTTAGCAGGCACCATGACGATGCACAAGATCAATACGCTGATGGCGAATAAAGTCAAAGCCGGTATGGTCAACGGGCAGATGCCTCAGATCAAACTGGTAGGTGCCCTTGCTGATGTTGATTCTAACGGTTCCGAACGCGTTGAAATATACAACGTGACTTTCGATGAGGTCACGTTGCTTAAGTTTGAGAACGGAACCGTTGGGGAGGAAGAAGTACCCTTCAAGGGCGGCGGCTTTAAGTTTATCGACACAATCGCATAACGTAGTTTTACCCACCATTCCCTGCCCACACGGGCGGGGAATTTTTTATTATAAGGAAACGGAGGATTCAAGATGGACAAGTTCAAGAAGGCCACGCTGGAAAGCTTGCTGGAACGGAAGATGCAAAAAGACCAGGGAAACACCGGCATTAAGGAAGTAGAAATCAAATCACTGGGCATGACGCTGACGGTGGTGAAGCAACCATTATCCAGCGTATCCGGTATTTTGGATGACTTGCAGGGGAATGATACAAAATTTTCTGCCATGTTGGACATCTACAAGCAGTTGATTTATCTATGTGTTCCGCTGTTCCATGACCAGAAACTGCAGACGGCATACAACTGCGCCGAACCTTATGACGTAGTTACTGCCGTGCTGGATGAGAACATTGGTGCATTGACCAAACTGGCGGAAGCAATCCTGGACATGTATGGCCTGCAGGATATTGTCAATGATTTAAAAAACTGATTCGGTCAGATGGAGAGCTGGGGATGTACAGTTATTACCTGGAACGTGGCTACAGCATCCGGGAGCTTGAGAATCTGACCTTTTTAGAGAGAGCTTTTCTGACGGCCTCCATGGAGCTGCATGTTGAAGCCGAACAGAAAGCAATTGAAGAAATGAAGGAAAAGAGTAAGTAAAGGAGGCTGTATGGCGTCTAAGAATATTAACGTCCTGATGTCTCTGGTGGATAAGTTTACCGGGCCCATGAAGCGGGTGCGGGCAAGCGTTACTGAATCGGAACAGGCCATGCGGCGGGCACAGAATGCGGCAGCACACATGTCCCGGTCCATGACCAGTTCATTTGCCAATGCAGCCAGACAGGCTGTACAGTATGGCGCTGCCATTGCCACAGGTGTGGCTGCAGCCGGTGCCAGCATGGTACAGCAGTATGCAGAGCATGAAAAGGCTATGGCGGGCCTGTCCTTCCTGTTAGGTGAACAGCAGGCAAAAGACCTGGATAAATTCGCTGCGGTAATTGGTAAGACCACCGACCTGTCCCGGAAGGGTGCGCTGGATATCGCCAAAAGTTGGGCGGCTTCCGGTGCCAGCTTGGATGTGGCAAAAGCCAATATCAAAATCTTAACGGATATGGCTGCAGCCGGATCCATGACGGAAGAACAGATTGGGCTGGTTAATACCCAACTGATCCAGATGTTTGGCCGTGGATATGCGGAACGTGGCGACCTGAAAGCTATCAGTAATTCATTGCCTGGCGTATTTAATTACCTGAAAGATTATCTGCATGTTACCCAGGAAGAGCTGGACGACATGATAAAGAATCATCAGGTGACCGCCGACCAAACCATGAAGGCCATTGAAGCAAAGACCAAGGGCGCAGCGGATGCAGTTGGTAACACGCTGGTATCAAGGTTTAATAACCTAAAAGATACCGTGCAGAATATCAGCACAGCGCTGGGCGGTTCATTGGCAAAAGCTTTCCGTGTTGGTGAAGGCGTGGATTTCCTCAGTAATTCGCTGAATAAGGTGGAAGAATTCGCCACAGCTTTGCAGGCGGCTGTTGAATCTGGCATTGACCCGTTGACAGCATTACGCCAGGAAGTCCAGAAGGCTTTTGGTGACAATGCACTTAGTGTGCTGGATGCATTTATTTCAGGTGTGAGAGCATTCATATCGGCAATAACCTTACTGAAAGATGCTGTTGTTACCATAATTGCGTTCGTGGAAGCACATCCGGTACTGAGCCAGATATTATTATCCATTCCAGCTATTATTGCAGGCACGGTAATGGTTGCGGGGGCCATTATGAGGATAAAGACGGCTTTTGATGCGGTAGGTATGGCGGCTTCAGGCATAACAAAAATTCTGATGGCAAATCCTTGGGTGTTGGCCATCATGGCTGTTATTGCAGTTGTTACGCTGTTGTATCTTAACTGGGACAGAATAGTTGCGTTCTTCAACGAAACAATTGCTTCTATCAAAGAATGGTTCATTAATGCATGGAACAGCATCAAGACCACCGTGCAGGGCGTATGGGACAGCATTGTAAGCTCATTCACCAGTTGTATCGACAAAATAAAAGGTTTGTGGGAAGGCTTCAAAAGTGCCATTGCCAGTCCGATTGATACTGTTATCCGGGCAAGGAAGGAACAGATTGCGGCAGAAGGACATGCAACCGGCTCCAGTTACTTTGCCGGTGGCCTGACACGGGTCAATGAAGGCGGACGGGGAGAGCTTATCAACCTGCCCAGCGGTTCACAGATTATCCCGCATGACCTTAGTATGGCGGCGCTGGCCGGTGGCAGAAGCCAAAATATTAACATTACGTTAAATGTAGCCGGTAACGTGATTGGCAACGAAGATTTCTATAACCAGTGTGGGGCGGCTATTACAGAACGGCTGACGGCTGCGCTGGCGAATATGTAAGGAGGGGGAATAATGGGTATCAGTTTATTGAAGGCAATCGTGCAATCCCTTAACTCCATCAACCCTTCCGGAAGAGCCAATATTATTCTGACAGGGCCTGCCGGGCGGCTTGTTCTTCCGGTGGTGCCTGCTGACCTGCCCAAAGTAAGTAATCCGCAGAACAATGAAACCTTCAGTACTGTACTGGGCGATTTGCGCATTATCGGCACTATGGGCCTGCGTACCGTAACGCTGGATACCATTGCGCCGACCTATGCAGGCAAATATCCATGGAGCAATCCGCTGGGAGCCAGTGGCAAGGAAGTGATTAGTTACCTGCGGCGGGCACAGCTGACCTATCAGGCATTGCGTTTGGCTATTATTTACTCCAATGGTTCCGATTACCTGACCATGCAATGTACCGTGGACAGCTTCGACTATTATGTGGATAACGCCAAAGACTTCCACTATAATGTGACATTCACAGAATATAGGAAGCCTACCATCGAAGGGGTGCTGTTATCATGATTGGATTATATACAGCAGGCACAGGCGGAACCACGGACATAACTCCTTATACTGGCGGCTATACGCTATCAGATAACATTGACAGCCTCGGTGCAGAATTCACGTTTAGGCTGATGAGTAATCCGCTGGATGTCAATTTTCGTGGCAAGGAACTGCCAATTGGCACAAAGGTGGTGTTCTTCCATAACACGACCAAGATGTTTAGCGGTGTGATCACAAGCTATTCACGGAACGCCATGGCAATTTTTGAGTATAAGGCTTATGATTATGCATTTTACCTAAACAAGTCTGAAGCGCAGATACAGTTCAATAACAATATCAATACTTCCGATGCCATCAGGCGGTTGTGCAATGAAAACGGTGTAACGGTGGGCAGTATTTGTGATATTCCCACGCCGGTGAACAAGATATATCAGGGCAATCCCATCAGCGACATCATTAAAGACCTGCTAAGAATGGCAGAGGATGAGCAAAAAGTCCATTATCGCATGGAAGTGCGGGATGCTGCGCTGTATATCGAACGATATCAGGATTTATATGTACAGGCGGAAGCAGTTAACCTGATCGGGGACTTCAGCAGCTCCTATTCCGTTGAGGATATGGCAAACCGCATCGTCATCGTCTCCAGTTCTGAAAAGAACCAGCAGATTGTGGCAGAAAAATCAGATGCTAATTCTATCCGTACCTATGGACAGATTACCAAAATCGAGAAAGTAGACGATAAAAAAATGTCCCAGGCTGCGGAAATCGCTGCCAACAAGTTGCTGGATAAGAACAGCGTCAAGCGTTCGTTCAGTGTTACGTTGCTTGGATCTGATGCAGTCAGGTCCGGGCGGATGATGATATTCGACCAGCCGGAAATAAACCTGACTGGTGCTTATCTGGTCAAAAACTGTACACATAACTTTGACGGTAATAAGCATACCATGCGGCTGGATCTGGAGGTGTGAGATGGAAGATTGGGAATATAAGTTAGCTGGTGAATTTAAAGCCAGGAATAATCCGAAACCTCTGGGGGCATGTATTGGTAAAGTAGAAAGCTTGGAGCCGGTGATCATATCAATTCAGTCCGGAAAGTTTATGCTGCAGGCGAATCAGATCTATATCTGCAACCAGATACTGGAGAGGGAAACCACTTTCCGGGATTACATTGCTGACCAGGAACAGAGTGGGAAAATATCGGTATCCTGTGAACATGGTGGCGGTAACTATTCTGCATCCGGGGATATCGAATGTAACGGGCGGGTACACCTGAACGAAGTGTGGAAAGTGGGTGACTTCGTTATGGTAGTACCGGACGAGGGCGGCCAGCATTATTTTGTTGTCGATGTCCTCCGGCGGCCAGAAGGGCATAATCCGTCATTAGGCTGAGAGGGGTGAGTTAATGTTTCCAAGTGATGTAGATATTAGCAATGTCACTTATACCAGTACCGAGGCGACAACCCAAGCGCTTGACCTTACCACGCTGGGAAAGTCGCTGGCGTTCGACTATGAAACCAATACGTTTGTGATCTCTGCCGGAACCAATGTTATCCCATCAAAAATCGACAGTATCAAACAATGGATAGAACTGTTCATCCGGACAGAGAAAGACAGATATCCAATTTATACCGATGAATTCGGCTGTGATTTTTCGGATCTGGTAGGCTGGCGGCTTCCCCGCGGCTATCAGGTGTCGGAGATCATGCGCCGGATCAATGACGGTATCCTGTCAAAATGTCCGTGCGTATCCAGTGTCAGTGATTGGGAGTTCAATGCGGGGACGTTTTCCTTTACAGTAACGACAGATACCGGAGAGGAGGTAAGGATTAGTGAGTAATGAAAAAAATGTTGATGAGATCCATGGTGAACTCTTGGAAAACATCAGCGATATTTATCAGAAGTCAGAAGGGTTTCCCGTGTGGGACATCCTGAGGGCGTTCGCTTACGGACTGAAAAGCTTATGGGACAAAGTCTTTCAGGTGGAGGCCCAGCTGGACGTGGACAACATGACCGGCAACGACCTGGACAGGTTCGTATTCCAACGTAAAGGCTTAACCAGGAAACAGGCCAACAAATCCGTCGGCGTGATCCGGATCGTGACCGGCGAAGGTACGATTCGTGAAGGGGATTTGTTCGCAAACGCGAACGATGTACGGTTCGAAGCGTTGGAAACCAAGGAAGTGGTCGCCAATGATACGGTCGCCATCCGCGCCATCGTGGCGGGTGCTTCCGGAAACCTTCCCGCCGGAACCATTACACAGATGCCGGTTACCATTACGGGTATTGCCGAAGTAATCAATGATAATCCGACGGTGGACGGCTTCGATGAGGAAGACGATGACGCGCTCCGGGACAGATACTACGAAGCGCTGCAGGAACCTGCTACGTCCGGTAACGTTTACCATTACAAAAGATGGGCAAAAGAGGTCTCCGGTGTGGGCGACGCAAAAGTGTTTGGCCTGTGGGCTGGTGACAACACGGTGCAGGTAGTAATCATCGACAGCGATAAGAAGGTTCCGTCAGCCGAGACGGTAGCAAGATGCCAGGAATATATTGACCCGGGCATTGCTGGAAGTGGTGAAGGTGAAGCCCCCGTTGGTGCTTATTGCACAGTGACGGCTGCCGCAGCTCTGGAAGTCAATATCGAGACCACGCTGGATTACACCGGCGACGAAACCATCATCCGGACGGAAATCGAAGAAAAGGTTACAGAATACCTTGCGGACATTGCGTTCCAGACAAATTATGTATCTATTGCAAAGATTGGCGATATGATCCTCGACATTGACGGCGTTAACGACTATCTGGATCTGGAGATCAACGGCAGTACGGCCCGCGTTCCGATTCCGGAGAAGAGTGTGGCGATTCTGGGGACGGTGACCATTCATGCGGCTGAATAGTGATAACACAATCGTAACCTCCAGCGACAGTAACCTGAGGCTGTCCGTGTTCTCCAGCAACTATTACCTGAGGGACACGGACGTTGCGGTATTCACTGTTAACGGGACGGCATATCCCTGCAGCATTACCCAGCGGGTGTATATCAACGTAGATTTTGACGTGACACTTCCGGAAGGGACTTACCAGTATGACTTAGCGCTGACACGTGACGGTGACAAGACCATCACCATCATGAGCGGCGACTTTATCGTCAAAACCTCGCTGAAGGATTACCTGCTTAGCCTCATCAACAAGCTATACCGGACGGATCCATGGCTGAACAACCTGTTCGACGCTGCAGGCATGGCGCTGTCCGAAGTCGGCGCCTATGTAGATATCGTATGGAATGACTATTTCTTCGACACCTGCAGCGAGACACGGCTCCGGGATTATGAAAAAGAAGCTGCCATCGTCCTGCCGGGCGGCCAGACATTAGATGAGCGGCGCTCCCAGCTGCAGGCAAAATGGCAGGGCGCCAGCAAATGTACGCTGGAGGCCATGCAGGCAGTATGTAATGCATGGAGAGATGCAACCATTAAACTGGAGTTCATAAACGGGCGCATTCGGGTGACGTTCATATCGCCCATCGGCGTGCCGCCTGACCTGAACGCGCTGCAGAAAGCGCTGGAAGAGGTAAAGCCGGCGCATCTTGCCATCGAGTACCAGTTTATGTACAAAACTTGGGGCACTGCAAAAGATGCCGGCAACTGGTCGGTTCATTATGACAGCGGTAACGGGCTGTGGAGTGATTTAAGACAGAACGAGGAGTGATAACACATGGCAATATCTAAAACAACGTATCTGGAACTTAACAAGCCGGATTATGATGCCATCGCCGATATCGAGGTGCTGAACGATAACGCCGATATCATTGATAACATGTTCGACGGCACCCATCTGGTGGAGAGCGTAAACGGCGTAACACCGACCGGCGGCGCGGTTGACATTGACCTGGGTGTTACATCAGTCAATGGACAGACCGGCGACGTAACCATCACGGAGCGGAGCGTCAAACAGCTGATAGATATCATCTATCCGGTTGGCACGTATTACGAAACGACCAACGCAAACTTTAACCCTAACACTGCATGGGCAGGCACGACATGGCAGCGCATTACTGACGGCCGTGTATTGATCGCAGGCGGCGACGAGTATACCGTCGGTACCAATTACGGCGAGAAGACAAACAAGATTACAACCTCCGAAATGCCTGTACATAACCATAGTGCAAGCTCTGCAAGCAATGGTGCACACGGACATACTGCCAGCACAGGTTCCGCAGGAAACCATTCCCATACAAGGGGTTCCATGAATATCACGGGTAGTTTTATGGCTAACGATTTCGTTGATAATAGACAACCACCTGTTACAAGTGGAGCAATTACCACAAAGGCATATCCTTCGGGATGGCGAGAAGCAGAAGATGGAACAGGAGCAACGTGTTATAGTTTAGAGTTTGATGCTTCACGTTCTTGGACAGGTTCTACATCTACAAATGGAAACCACACGCACACACTGACAACGAATACCACTGGAAGCCATACGCATACAACCAACAACACAGGCGGTGGACTTCCACTAAACATCATGCCACCCTATCAGACGGTGTATATGTGGCGTAGAACGGCATAGGAGGAAAGAAATGGCATTTTCTACAGATGATTTTTCCAAAGTGTGGGCATCTACTTCCCCATTGACCCCGTATGAGTTCAGCGATTCAAATTATAAGCAAGGCTGGAATTTTGTCGGTTCAACCCCACCAGCACGGCAGATGTGGGATTTTCTACAAAAACAAAATGACGAAAAAACACAATGGTTATATAGCAATAAACTGTCATTAAGTGGCGGTACGATGAGCGGGACAATTGTATGGAGCGGAGATAACGTTAATGTAATTAGAAGAGATAACGGAAACGATGGCCTTTGCATTATTGGTGGTGACAAAGACAACTTTAGTGGTGCTACCCTTCAATTATTTGGGCAAACACATTCATCTTATGCAGGACAGTTCTATCTTCGAGCGTCAACAAAAAGCGGTTTGAACGATACATCACATCCGAGTGTTAATTTAATTGGTTCTCCTGATGGTCGATTAGTATGGGACAATAAAGAAATTGAACGAGTAAATTCAAGTGGCTCAAACTATATCCGCTATGAAAGTGGTTTACAGATTTGTTGGGGCGAAACACAGGACATTACTGCTTCCGGAAATTATACTATAACTTACCCTGTTTCTTTTGTTAGTACGTCAAACATTATAGTTACTATTGGACGCTGGTGGGTTGCATCGTCAACTGAAGATTATTATTTGCATGATTCAACGGCAACAAACATAATACTTACAACTATTGGCGTTGTTGGTAGTGGAGCACATAAATACATATATATCGCCATAGGCAGATGGAAATAAGGGGGCGATTAAATGATAGGAACAAAATTTTATAAAAAAGATTACGATTTAGATGAATATGTCAAAGCCGCTGAATGGTGTAATACTAATAATGCCACGATAGAGGATAAAGGCGAATATTATGAAGTTGTTGAAATTCCTGCGCCCTCTTTGGAAGAAGTAAAGGCACAGAAAATCAGCGAATTAAAAGGTATCCGTGATACCAAAGAAGTTGAACCCGTACAGACCGACAAAGGACTTTTTGATTACGATGATAAAAGCCGTGACCGTCTTGCTATCGCAAGGCAAGCGTTGACCGATGCAGGTGGTGGCGAGATAGTATGGACAACCGCAGATAACCAACGTGTATCTATGGGCATTGCTGATTTCGCGGCAATAAATGGTGCGGCGGCTGTGCGGAGTAATGCGTTGCACGTTAAGTATAATGAATTAAAAACACAAGTAAACGCTTGCAAAACAGTAGAAGAAGTTAACGCTATTGTGTGGAATGAGTGCGAAAATTGAAAGACATTATCCAAGATGTTTTATCAAAAATCAACATAACCAAAGCCGTATCATCACTAACAGACCACCTTCCTGCCAAACTTGCAGGAAGTGTGGTTTCTGCTTC